AATTTGAATTAAGTCCAAACCCTGCAACAATGTCACTAGGTTTAGTTCCATCGATAGCGCCTTGAAAATATTTTACAGTTTCATAATCTAATGTCATTGTATTTGTCATTGTACCATTACCCTGTGAGTAATCGTAGGTATCATGTGCAAATCTATTAATGATAGGATTAATCAAAGTGTAAGCTACATAATTATGTTGATTAAAACCAAATATTGTAACATTCTTAAAGAACGGAATTTTAGTTTGACCTGTTGCGGCTTGTGTGTTACTAGCAGGACTATCAGGTGTTTCTCCTACATAGCCCCAATTAGTATTACCGGTAATAGATTGTGAATAAATGTTTCTTGCGTTATAGTTTGTATTATTAGGACTATTTGTACTACCGTTGCCTGTTTGCTGTGCCTGTCTTCCTGATACTGATGCTACTGGTATACTTGCATCCTTATAATAATATGTATAGTAATTATACCACATGTTACGTATTAAATTTCCATTATCATCATGGAAGTTAATATCTATGGGATCATATTTAATTTTTGTTTGCACGATACGTTTACGATTATATTGATTCATCGTATGCGTATCAAAGGTATAGCTTGGTAATTTTACAGATTTAACAGCTAAACCAAAGTTTGCACCTTGAGGTAATCCTACTGCATATGCACTTTGATTGATTTCAAAATACACATGGAATAGGAATTTAAATTTAGGTGCGTATTGATATGAAGTGGGTCTAAATGTCTTACTAGCGTGAGTATAGTCACGCAGGTAGTCGTTGCCAAAGAATCCTCCGGCAGCGTCTGTTAATAAGTTTTGAAAGAATCCAGCCATTTAATATATTAAAATATATTAACCTTGACCAGCACCAATACCTGTTGCTGATGTACCACCCAAAGCACGACCAACACTTGTGCCAACACCAGATGTTAACGGTGATTGAACCGCATTATCATAGCGAATTGATAATTGTATTGTTACAACCTCATTTGAACTATAAGCCAAGTTATTATAATTAGCTGCCTGTAAGAAACAACCATATACTTCCCAAGTTTCTAACACAATTGGAGTAGCAGTTCCGTTACCACCGTCTAAGATTTCAATGTTTGTTTGAAACTTATAATCTTGACCGGTTGCAGCCGAAGCTTGTTCAACAAAGTCCATTTGCTTCTGTAATTGTTGTCCAACCAGTGCTGAAACACTACCTGACGCATCATCTCTAACATTAATAGTTAGAGGTTGCCATTCGTGTCTACCTGCCAAATACATAGTAGAGTTATAAATTGGTATAGTAATTTCACCAAAACTAACTGAAGGGCGAGTTACGTCAATAACTTGCTTTGTCAATTCATTTGTGGCATTGTTAGTACCGAAATTTAAAAAGTTAACTCTAAAACGATATTGTAGTTTGGGCATTAGTAAGCCCTGATTTCCGCCAGCGTTGTCTGACGCTACGGTCATGTTAAACAATGATTGTGAGGCTATTGCCATGTTTTTCTCCTGTTATTAATATTTATCTATTTAAATAGATACCCCTTTTGGGGTATCATATTTTATTATTGTCCACCAAGCTCGCCTGTGTTCAATATACGAACTGGGATATAGATGAATTCAGCTGCCTTAACAGGCTCAACTGCAACGTCAATCCATAATTCATTTCTATCGATTCTTGCCGGTGTGTTGTTACTTTCGTCACAAACAACAAGATAATCATATAGACCACGTTTAGCAACTAAATCAACCATCAATGTTTGTACAACACCTGCAATTTGATTGCGTGTCAATGCATCATTAGGTTCAAATACAAACGGTCTTGCTGCCAATGTTAATTGTCTACGTATGTAAGCAACTAAACGAGCAACGTTAGTTCTGTCTAATGCACTTGAACTGTTAAAGCTTGTCTTGTTACCGTAGTTTAATAATCCAACACCAGTAAAGAATACTAAAGGATTAATAAAGTTGATATACAATACATCACGAATACCTAAACGTGTTTTTATTGGTTGAAACTCACCAGTTGCACTATCAACATATCCAATGCTTAATGCATTGTCAATTGTACCACGACGAGTACCTGCAGCCGCTAACCAAGGATAACTTATAGTATCATTACGTAAGAATGTACGCAACATCATATATGATGGGGGTACTGCTACCTGATTACCTTGTAAGTCTGTCGCTAATCCACTTGGATAAAATAGACCCATATAAGTGTCACGATTTACTAGACCTTCTTCGCCTGTACTTGCTGCACCAGCTTCATTATTAGCCCATGCTTGAATTGCAGTAGCATCATCTGGTAATCTCATTGGTGTATCACCTAGAATATAACCAGTTTGACCACGATCATTATTCAATGTAATCATACCAGGTTGTAGTTCTGGATAGTTAGGTGTTGCAAGTAAGTTGAAGAAGTTATCTTCATCACGTATTGCTGTGTTAGTAGCAATTGCCGCATTCAATGATTGTACAACCATTGCACGTTGTGCTTTACGACCCATATAAGGGGCACCATTTGTTTGATTACCACTAACTGTTACCCAAGTACTAGTAAATGTGGGTAATGTATCGTCCGGGAAAGTTGTACTATTAAAGTAATCAACCATATATTGTTTTACATTGTAACCATTACGGCGTGTGTTGAATAACAACATACCTGATGGATATAATGTTGGATCCGGTGCATCTAAATCAAGATTGTTACTCGTCAACAAACTAACAATTGTTGGGATAGGATCATCTACTGGACTAATAGTATCCTGATCATCTGACCAACGTGCATCAGCAAATACTACACCTGTACTACCTGTTTGGTCTGTATTGTCTATCAACACCCACTGATCGGTACCACTAACACTTTGCCAACGACTAATTACTGGGTAGTTTTCTAAATCACTAGTATCAATCCATATATCACCGTATTCTAATACAGTTCCATCACTTTGTACTGATGGTGCAGTAGCACTAATTAATGGGCCATTTGGATCAGTTACATTAGTTCCACTTGGTAGAGGGAAACCACTACTATCATAATCTCTATTACCATAACCATACCATGAACCAGCGTAATTAACCATAATGTCAACTTGGTCAACTACACTGTAAAACCAATTCGTATCATTAGCAGGAGCTACATTTGGTTCACCTTCATTAGCAATATATGTAAATTCTACCCAATTACTTAATTGTGAAGTAAAGTTTGCTGGTGGTGTACCTGATATATATGTACACGATGTTGCTGCTCCTGCAGAAATTGATGTTATTTCAACAACCAAATCATTTGCCGGTGTCGCTCCGCCTAAACTAGTACCTAATATAGTAACAGTATCACCGACAGCATAACCGGAGCCACCGGCTTGAACTCCGTCACCCACAAGAACATAGTTACCAGGAGTAACAATATTAACATTAAATGTAGCCGATGTTCCTGAACCTGAACTAGATCCTTGTGCTAATCCTGTAAATGTAGCCTCGCTAGCAGGACCGTATTTTACACCAGTTGTTGTACCTTCTATAAATCCGGCTTCTGTTAGTAAACCATTAGATACATTGATATTTGTAAATGTACTATTTACAAAATCACTTAATACAATTTCGCCACCGGTAGTATGTGTTAATTGTATAGAACCATCAGTAGTTACACTTGCTGTTGTATAAGGTATACTAGCGGCCGCCCATGAAGTGACAAAATCAGTAGCATCTGTATTGTCTGCTAATGTAAATTGATAAGCTGAACTTAATGCGGAACTTCCGGGTACTGATACAAACACATTCATATAATATGGTCCGCTTGTGAAGTCCGGGGCTGTATTAGAACCAGTAATTACTGTTGGACCGGTTGCTATTCTTTCCCACATGTAAAAAGGAGCAGTACTTCCTGGGTTTGTTCCTGTAAGATTATATGCATATTGTCCATATATTGTACCAGCGGGAATAGCTTGTCCACCGGTGGCATCTAAATTATTAGTTGCTACCCAATCACTTGTTGCTAATGATATATTTTTAGCTTGGAATGATTGTGTTGCACCATTAAATACAGATAATACTGGATTTAAACCAGTACCGGCTGAACCAACTTTAATCCATACTGAACCTGTTGGTCTAGGAGTAGTTTGATTACTACCCCATAATGGCATTTGAGCACTTGTGCCATATCCGATTACTGGTTGATTATATGTTCCTGCAGTAATGCCTATATCAGTAAGAACTGTTCCAGTACCGGCTGCGATAATAAGACTTGTTGTACCGGAAGTAATACGTTGATTACTGAATAAACATAACTTACCACTACGCACTTCAGCAGATAATCCTGTCCATCCTAAAGCATTAATTGCGGCAGCAACACCTGCTACATTATTATTAGTTGATGCCGGAACTGTAATAGTTGCTGTTACTCCTGTTATACCTGACATATTAATTGTAAATGTATCAGCGGCTGTTAATGTTGGATTGGAATTTGTGCCTTGAATAGCAGGTACATCTGATCTCCATTCAGGACTTCCTAAAAATTCCCAAACATTAGATGTTGTTTTATACCAATATGTTCTATTAGTTCCGTCGGCTGAAGTAGTAATTTGAATTGCATTTACAGCATAATCACCGATGTTACCTATGCTACTTAATGGAACTCCTGCAGTTAAATCACTTGCATTCGTAATAACAATTGGAGTTTGTAATGTAAATTGTGCTGTGGTCTGATTAAATTCATATATACCCCATGTACTTGTAGTAGTATCTAACCAATATGTACCGTCAGCTGGATTGCCAACTGGGCGACCTGTTTGACCAACTAAACTAGCTAAGTCAATATCAGCACGTAAAATATAACAACGGTTTGTTACACCTAATGTGCTATAGGCTGCTAACAACCCATATTCATTTAACTCATAACCTTGAATTGGTGTACCATTTGTCGTTGTATAGAAGAATGGTGAACCATATAAGTTTACTAAGTCTCGTTGACTTGTTACTTGGAATAGTTTATTTGCGTTAGCGGCTGTTGTTGCGGCTGCTACACCTGTTCCAGATGCATCAGCTTTGTTTTGTGCTGTTGCTAATAGAATAAGCGGGACTGAATTCGTTGGGGCTGGAAGATATTGACTCTGGTCAATGATCGTTACTTCTACGCCTGGAGATGTTAATGCCATTTTATATTTCCTTTATGTAAAATTTTAAGGTTTACTACCTGTTTGCATACTAATATTTATCAAATACTTAAAAAAAGACATACTTACTGTGCCTTCGAAGGTTTTATGAGTAAATACATGATGAGACCTATATGCAATACATGTGGAAAGAATCATTCTGCCGTTAACTATAACCGAGCAGGAGTAACACACTATAGAAGCATGTGTGATGAGTGTGGTAGAAAGAAAAATAAGCTTAAACCTAGAAGCCCTAAATGGAAAACTAAAGGTTATAAGAAAAAAACCGCATGTGATTTATGCGGCTTCAAAGGACTATTCACTAGTCAAATTACCGTATTTCATATTGACGGTAATCTGGACAATGCAGAAATGTCTAATCTACGTAGTATTTGTCTTAACTGTGTAGAGGTAGTTAAAAAGAAAGAAGTTACTTGGAAACGAGGAGACTTACAGGTTGACCACTGAGTTGACTTGTTTATGTAACTCATCAATTGAACCATTGTTATCAATATAGTGGTCATACAATAATCCGATACTGCTGTATTCACTGGCATGAACTGCATAATTAGCTAACTCTACCATAGCTTTTTGTCGTTGTTCACTACCTTCAGGTTCATTGTTATAATCTACTGCCGCACTATACCAAACTGGTCTTTCACCACGACTAACACGCATTGTAACAGCACCTACATTCTTTAATGCCTTAACTTCATTGGCAAAACGACAGTCAGTAATCACAATGTTTTCATCTGTTTGTCGTAGTTTATTCTCTACACTTGCTACCCAAATATCAGTGTGAAAGTTGTTACGGCATACTTCTGTACCCCAGTATTGTAATACCCAACGAGGGGTAATATTCATACCTAGTCGTTCACTCCACCATTCATCACGTTGCTCTCGCCAAGCTCTACTAGTTTTAGTAGAACCTTCTAAGTATTCTCTATTCCAACCAAATACTGCGGCTACTGCGTCTTTCAATGAAGCCGCATAACTCAATCGTTTAAATCCGTGAAATGTAGTAAGATAGTCAGCAATCGTATCTTTACCTGACCCAATCAATCCTGTAACGCCAATAATCATATGGTAACTCCTGTAATATATATTGTACTACAGGATAGTTGTAAAGTAAAGAGTTTAGGTTATCTTTAATTATATTATTCACCACTATCAGAGTTAACTAACTTGATGTTAGATATTTGCTGTTGTGGATAAAAACAAACGCCTTGTCTAAACCCATAATCAACGGAATACGGGGTATATATAACCCCGTCATACCCAGCTGCCTTTATCTTTGGAAGAGAGTCGCTAGCATGACCTTCATATCCTGCTTTCTGATCTAGCACAACATAGGGATTTTTCAAAGTTATCTTTATTTTGTAAAGATAGTTACCTTCCCATGTGTATCTATCATCACTGAAATAAAATTCGTCTGTTGGGAGAATTCTTTTTATTTTTGAATCGGAAGAATGGTAGGCAGTAAAGGTAATCGGCTTACCAAATTTGAAAGAATCAAAATTACCCTCCGTCACACCTTGCACCCCAACGTAGGCTTTGATAGTAGGAATGCCCAGTTCCTTAACTGCGTTGGCTCTGTGATAGCCATCTAAAATATATTTGCCACCCAATACAATAGGAGGTGCCTTACTCTGATCCATCTTTTTATATCGTTCAACTTTTTCTCTGTCTAAACCCGGTAAATCTGTTTTAAGTGTATTTGTTGGGATATCTTTTAAAACAAACTTACTGAATGTGTTTACGTGATTGAGATAATCTTGGTGTAGATTAGTATCGTGGTGCTGTCTTAGATATGCAATCATATCATCAGTAGACATACTGTTTGAGACACCTTCCGCCACAGCTTGCTCTACACTTTCGCTTGTATAAGTTGCCCCATAACCTACCCAAGCAGGTGCGGTGTATCCTTGAGGGAATTCCTTCAAATGTTGAATAGTTCTGTGCCAACCTTCAATCAAATCATAACCGTTTGATAATTTAGCAACGATAATAGGTTCTTCACTCACGCCCTTTTGTTGGATCATTTTTAATTGATGTGCGTGTCTTTCAGCGTCACGCGGCACTTGAAAAGGATTAGAACTACCACCTTCACGACTCAAAATCATTCTTTGCGTTTTAGGAGTAAAGATGTCCATGGTTATTGGTAGTTTTTCTAAACGCCATTGCACTTTACCAAAATCATTTCTGTTTCTTTTTAGAAAGTCATCTAACTCGGCTTGATTACGAATGCCCTTTGCTTGTTGATATAAAAAATCTCGTTGCACATATTCAGGCCATTGTGTTCTTGGAAATTTAGACTGAACCCAAGTCCAAAGTTGATCGCGGATCTCATTTAATTTGCCTTCCGCCACACCTTGCCCTTCTGTAATTTTATTCTCTGGTTTGTCATATGCTCTGGGGTCGGTTAAACGATATTCCATTCCGTTGTATTTGGTATATTTCTGATATAAATCCCAGTCAGGTAACAACCGTTGTATCATCTTAGCATACAATCCAATACGGCTATCTTCTTTGGCATTGAATTTAATTTCTTTTACTTTATCAATACCATACTGTTTAATAAATTCACGTGTTATGTCAACTGCGGTAGACAATACTTGTGCTGAATTGCCTGTACCAGTACGACCAAACAAATCTAAACCATCGGGATCGGTTTTTTCTCTCATCAAGCGAAATTGAATTTCCCATTTGGTTGGATCGGGGCACCAGTGCACTGCGTGCCATTGATACTCTCTATCACCCACTACAAAACTTGCAAAAGCCTCATCACTGCTTTGACGGCGCCACTTCCAGTTTGTTTTACCGGGCTGAAATACTTCGGTAATGAATTCACTTGCTCTCATTTAACCTTGTACCCAAGTCAATGGTTGACTGTAATCTACATAACGTTTTAGTTCTTCAATGAGTTCTTGTTGTAATTGTTTAGATTCAGCTTTCATTGCCGCACCATTCAAACTTGTGCCGCCGCCTGGACCTGCGATACTAGCAAACTTTTCACGTGCTTCACCAATTATACCTTTTAATATAGCATAGACCCAATCACCAATCCAAACACCAGCTCCCGGATCTTGTAATAATACTTCTTGTGTTCTTTGTACATCT